CCGCATTCCTTGAGGTCGGACATGACCGGGCGGGGATTGGCGCGCTTCTCCACCTCGCGGTTGAGCTGCGACAGCAGGAATACGGTGATGCCCAACTGCTTCGCCAGTTGCTTCATTCCGCGCGTGATCTCCTCCAGCTCCACGCGCCGTTCAGCACGGAATCCGGAACCCTTCATGAGCTGCAGATAGTCCACCACCAGGGCCTTCACACCATGCCTGCGCACGGCCTTCCTCGCCTTGGATGCAACCTCAGCAAGCGTCATAGCGGGCTGGTCGTACAGGTAGAGAGGCAGGTTGCGCAGGGCCTCGACACCCTCGGTCACGCGGGACCACTCGTCCTCGTCCATCTTCCCCGTCTTCAGACCGCTCAGGGGTGCTCGGCCCACGTTCGCCACCGTGCGGTTTGTCAGTTCACGGCTGGTCATTTCCATGCCGAAGAATGCGGCCGGGATGCCGTCGCGCGCCAGGCTCAATGCCAACTGTTGCGCGAACGACGACTTGCCTACCGATGGACGGGCAGCGACGATCACCAATTGTTCGTCGCGAAAACCGCCGGACAGCAGTCCGTCCAACGTAGGGATGTGGGTGGGCCGGCTAGGCGTGAGGTCCCCGTCAGCCATGGCTTGCAGGCGATCCAGGAAGTCCGCCACGAAGTCCGCCACCGGCAGCACGTCCTTTTCAGTCCGCTCCTCGATGACGGCCTCCAGTTTGGTCACCGACTGGGACACCCGCTGCTCGATGGAGAGGCTCTCGTCCGCTGCAACCTCCACCACGGCGCGGGCAGCGGCCTTCAGGCCCCGTGCCTTTGCATAGTCGCGGATGACCTGCGCATGCCCTCGCGCAGCGCGGACCGACACGTAGGAGCCAGTCAGGTTCTGCACGTAGTTCCAATCGACGTCTGCGCCGCGCATGGACTCCATGAGCGCCACCACATCGACATGCTTGCCAGCCAGTACCAGCTTCTCCAGCTCCGTCCACAGCGTCTGGTGCAGCGGCTGGAAAAACATGGGGGCCGTCAGATTGGCGGCGTCGTAGGCATCGGGGCCAACGGACAGTACAGCGCCGATCACGGAGCATTCGGCTTCGTGCGAGTAGCTGAATTCCTCGACAGGGAGATCGTTGTGGTTCATGCGGTCACCTGGGTTTTCTCGATTACGTGTTTCTTGCCCTTCTCCGACAGCAGGAAGTCAAAGTCGCACTGCCAGCCTTCATGCCCGGGCGCCTTGTAGCCGCGGCCCATGAGGAAGTCGTTGTCACGGGCTCGGGTGAAGTAGCCACGGATCCAGTCCATCGCCTCCGGCGCAGTCGTCGCCCGGCGCTCGCCATCCCCACGCCTCGACGTCAAGACGAATTTCCAGAGCGAGGACACGGCCTTGCGACGCTGGTCGTTCATCAGCCTCACGGCGGGCAGTTCGGGCAGAACCTCGTGGTACAGGTCCACCACGGACTGCGTGTCGCAGCGTGGCAGGCGGTCGGCGCTGCCGACAGAACCGTTAGGTTCTATTTCCTGTTCCTGTTTCTGTTCCTGGTTAAGCAACGGTTCCGCAACCGTTGTTGAACCGTTCGCAGTCGCTGGTAACTCAATGCCGAGAGATTCGGCGCAAGCCCTCATGAATGCTGGCTTCCAGGCGCATTCGTCTGGAATGGAATGGGCGATCTTCGCGGCCGACTTGCGTTGATTGGGGTTCTCCGGCTTGTTCCACTCCAGGTGCTTCACAACCCATACCCATTTCGTGGTTTCACAACGGTTGGCGAAACCCTTCGCCAACAGTTCTGCAAACCCTTTCTGAACCCTTGATTGGTCCCAGCCGATGTCCTCCGCAACGTAGCCATCAGGCAGGCGAAAAACGCCTGCAATGGTTGAGTGCGAACAGGTCATCAGGTAAAGCGCCAGCAGCTTGCCGTCGTCGGAAAGCGTGTGAGTCGTCTGGCTGGACCAGAACGTGGCGTAGACCTTGCCGTAGTCGCGCATCAGTGACACGCCTCCCAGGCCGCGAACTTGGCGCCTTGGCGTGCGAGGGTTTGCGCCTTCTGTTCTTCCATCGCGCGGCGTGCGCCATCACGATCTCCGAGTGCCATGCAGATCTCGACGTCCACGCCAGCCACCTTGGCGGCCAGCTCGCGGCGTTTGTCGATCAGTTCAACGATTTCCCGATCCGTGGACATGTCATCCCCTCGGCGGCGTAGCCAGGTGAGGCCATGCGAAGCCCCGAGGGGCATTCGGCATGCCTGCGTTGCAGACGGGTGCGGCGGGATGCGGCTTGAAGCGTTCGCACGTTGTCTTGGCGAGCTGGGCGGGCGCAAGGGTGGCGTACTTGCGGCCGTTGATGCCGATGGTTTTTGTAGGTGTGTTCATGGTGGTCTGCCCGAGTAACTGCGCAGTTACTCTCAGTGAACGGATGGGAAACGGAACAGGCGCGCAATAGGGCCTGTCGTGCCCTTGCGTTCTTCGCGGTCGGCAAGTTGGAGAAGCAGCCGTTTGGCAGCTTCCTCAAAAGTGACGCCGTCGCGTTTTGCTTTCCTTTTGATAGCGTCGATCTGTTTGTCAGTCGCGCTACTCAGATCAAGGGTGATTGCTTGCTCTTGCATTGGCGACCTTTGTTGTCATCGTGTTGTCGAGGATTTCCAAAGGCCTAGGCAGCTTGCAAGCCGCTCCAGAAGCCCCTGTCAACACGCTTGCCTTGGCTAGGATTCCCGCCATGAAAACGACCATCGACCTCCTGCTCCTCGCACTCGTCGGCAAGCCTCAGCAAGGCCTCGCGCAAGGTGACAGCAGGAGCACCACCACTACAGAGCCGATCAGCCAGGCGCAGCAGTTTTTCGCGCTCCTCCTGGTTTGTGCGGATCATGCAAAGCGGGTCGCGCATCAGGTTGCGGTTCTTGTAGGACATGGAGGGCTCCCGGTAGTTGTTGTTGGTGGGTTAGAGAGGGCTCGCAACGAGGCGGGCTGTGGAATGGGTGCCCGCCCTTCCCTGCCGTACGATGGGCGTGTCAAAGCAACCATCAGCAGAGAGGACGGACATGAAAGAGGAACTGATCGGGCCTACAGCCACACTCGCGGCAGCGATCCTGTCGAAACTGGAAGAACAGCACACAGAGTTCACCAACGAGGTCATTGCATCGGCCTTTGCTCAGGCCCACGAAGCTCTACTTCTTGGGATTCAACGAGTGGAGCAATCGGAGCCACCACGGACAGCGAAGGTCGAGGTGCTGAAGATGTAGCCGCGCGCTCCTGGTCGAATTCCTCGCCACGGCGGGCTTTGACCCGCGCGAAGAACTCGGACCCTCGGTACTCACGCCTGCGCTTGAGCTCCAATGCGCGCGGGGGAGTTACATCGCCCCAGCGGTACGGGCTAGCCATGGCTCACCTCCTTCTCTGGGGTGGGGAGGGAGTGCTTGCAGCCAATGTGTTTGAGGAACAGGTCGTTCCCGATCTGGAATCGGCGCACATCCATGACTTGCGGACGCACGATGTTTTCAACCTCCGCAGGATTAAGGCCGAGGAACCACTCACGGCCGTGCACCTCGCCCGCCATCGAAGCCAATTTCCGGCAAATGGTGCTTTCGACTCCATAGCCAGCAGGCGTGCCCGGCATGACGGCAAACCTGGTCAAGATGTCGCCACGATTCCGGAACTCGGTCGAAAGGGCCTTCGCCCTGCCCTTCGGCCGCGTCGTGATGCCGACTTTTACGAGGCGCTCGCCGCTTGCAACGTAGATGAAGTGCATCTAGGCAGCCTCCTTCGCCGGATCGGGCAATTGACGGGCGCCCCGGTCAACCGCGTCGAAGTAGTCGATCAGCGGCTGGATGGTCAGAACGCCGGGGTTCTCACGGTCCCCGTAAACCAGCTTGCGCGGAAGCGTCTTTGCGACCCCCGCATCGGCGGCTATCCGCTCCCACGATGCAGGCCCGGCGGCCCGGAGCCGGTCGATTACGGGCTGAAGAATGCTGCTCATAGGCGGGCATTCTGCCCATATGCGGGTAATTGTCAACCCATCAATGGAAAAGATTTGCCATAACAATCCCACATATGGGCCACACGATGAGCAAAGCGCGCAAAATCCTTGGAGCCAACCTTTCCCGGCTGATGGCCTCAAGCGTCGAATACGGAAGTGCTCCTGCTGTGGAGCGCGCCACGGCCGAGAAAGGCCAGAAGGTGGGCCGCAGCACGGTGCAGCGCGTAAAGGATGCGGAAACCACCGTCAATTTGGATTACATCGATGTCTTTGCGAAGGTTTTCAGGAAGGAGCCTTGGGAGCTTCTCCATCCCGCAATGGGCGAAGGCAATGACGCCCCCAATGCCCCCTCCCTCCCCCAAGCTCTAGAGGTGGTGATCGCTGCTATCACGCCCCTGACGCAGCCTGATCGCAAAGCCCTCGCAGAAGATCTTGCGCTTCTGGCTGTCGCACCAGGTGACGCAGAGACGAAGCAGCGCGTGATGGACGCACTACAAGCGGCGCCTGCTCAGCAGCCGCGAGCACTGCAAGGCATAGCCGGCCAAGTAGTAGCTAAAAAGCTGGACACTGAGACCGGGGACTTCGTTCCGAATGAACAATCTGGGAGACAGCCGACTTGAGCGCAAGACTCGCAACCGGATCACTGCCAGGCATCTACCCGCTCATCGCGCAACGCGATCCGCTCCAAAAGCGCAGCGGCCTGGACAACCTTGGCATGGGCTACACCCAGCATGGCGAACAATTCATGCTCAAACCAGGAGGATGCATTGGCGCAGCCGAGTTCATCGGCGCCCGTGTATCTGATGCGTGCGGCCTGCCCGCGTGCCAACCCACAATCGTCACCATCGAAACGCTGAGCGGCCGACAAGAGGTATTCGGCTCGCGTATCGAATCAGGGGTGCACAGCTTCGACCATTCCAGCCCACAGGAATGGAATGCGATACTCACAAGCTGCCACAACGTCAGCGCCTTTTCAGTCTTGCTGGCAATCGACCTGGTGTTAGGCAACGACGATCGTCATTGGAACAACTGGTTGGTGCAGGTCATAGCTGACGCAACAGGGAAGAACGGCTTCCGGCTCCGCGCCATGGACTTCTCGCGTAGCTGGCCAAGGCGCCACCCAGCCCAGCATCCACTGCGGCATGCGAGCTTCAATACATGGAACGCTACCCGCGACTGGCCTCTTCTGGGGGCTCAATTTGACGCGAAGATTTTCCACGCCACTTGTGCAAAAATCGCAGCCCTTCCCGCCAAATGGCTGCGCCGCTCGGTACTTGCCGAGCTTGACGGCGTATTCTTGACAACCGCCGAAGTGGATTCATACTGCTTTTGGTGGGAGCGCCACCTGCAAACGCAGGTGATTGAGACGATTCACTCGCTCGAACACGGAGTTTGGCCATGAGCACGACATACCACTACGTCGTCTTGCGCCTCGCCCCCGATCAAATGCGGGGTGAGGTCATCAATGTCGGCGTTGCGCTATTCCCGACAGACGAAGATGCCCGCGTGGTCACCATGGCGACGCTGAACAAGCTGCGCGCCATTGACGCCACTTGGGACACCCAGCGACTGGCAGCCTGGACGAAGAGCGTGCAAATGGTGCTGGCGCACGAGCGCGGCATAGCGGCACAAACGCGTGCGCTGGCCCGCTTCGGCTTTTGCGAAGCAGACGCCGTTGGCATGTTCACTGCAGACACCGCGGAAGACGTGGCCCAGCGACTCAAAACCATCAAGACCACATACATTGCCAACAAGGCCAACGAAGTCCGCCCCAAGCGCGAGAAGCGCACCCGGCTGCAAACAGCACTGCGTGAACAATTCAAGAAGATGCATGTTCTAGGCAATGACGCCGAGGATATAGCCAACCACCTAGTGGTGGCCAATGTGCCAGTACCGGCCCACAGCGAACTCAAGAATGATTTCGTGTACAAGAACGGCGTGTATCGGATTACGCAGACCATCGACTACCACGTAGCGCCCGACTCCATACACCAAAAGCTGACGGAAGCATGCGTCAAAAGCACCGCCGCCGAACTGGCCATGAAAACCTATGGTCCACAGACTCAGCGTCTTGCGGTGCTAGACATACCGCACGGCATGGAAGATGCCACGGATGCCCATGTGGACCTATTGCTGGCGCAAGGGTTTGAGGTTTTCCACTTTGGCGATAGGCAAAGCATGGGCGAGTATCTCCAGCGCGCCACGCCTGCCGCCCCCCTCTCTTGATTCTGGCCCTCCTCTGCCTGATCGTCGGCATCAGCGACGGCGACACTCTCACCGCTCGCTGCCCGACACAGGACGTAGCCCACCCGTACCAGCAACTCAAAGTACGCATTCAGGGGATAGATGCGCCTGAAAAGAAGCAGCCGTACGGCAACCGTGCGCGCCAGGCGCTATCCGAGTTGACCTTCCAGAAGGAAGCGCGGCTGGACTGCCCGAAGACCGACCGCTACAAGCGCCACGTCTGCACGGTGTGGGTTGCGCCAGCATCGGCCCCTGACGGCCCCAGGACGCTCGATGCTGGCCTGGCCATGGTCACCCAGGGCATGGCCTGGTGGTATCGGGCCTACTCGCGGGAGCAAACGCCCGAGGCTCGCGGGCAGTACGATTTCGCCGAGCAGGAAGCCAGGGCCAAGCGCGCTGGGCTCTGGGCCGATCAGCATGCCATCCCGCCTTGGGAATGGCGCAGAGCGAAGAAGGAGCGACCATGACTATCACCACGCGTCTCCAGTACGTCACCATCCGCACTCGCGTTGTGGATGGCAAGCCGCTCATCGGCCTCAAGCACACGGCCAAAGCCGAGGATGGCTCACAGATCAAGCACGCCTGGATCGAGATGCCGCCGGAGGATGTGCGACGGCTGGTCTCGACGCTGCAGCAGACGCTGGATGAACTGGACAGGGGCGGCCGGCCAGCAGGGTATGAGGTGACCAACGGCTGATCTTGTGCTGGGTAGGATCGCTGCGCCTACGTAGTTGTCCTACCCCGCTTGTGGCACGGAACTTACGCGCTGCGTAGTGCTCTGTATATACAATTCTTCCTATGCGAATGTTCCTCTCCCCAGCAACGCGCCAGAAGCTGGCTCGGCCCGATCACAACGTTACCGAGCAAGAGATCATTCAGTGCTTCGCCAACAGGGATCGCGTGTTCCTGACGGACACAAGGCCGGAACATCAGACGCCGGTGCCGACGCAATGGTTTGTCTCGGAGACAGATTACGGAAGGAAGTTGAAAGTGGTGTTCATCTGTGATCCAGCATCCAAGATTGTGGACATCAAGAGCGCTTACCCTGCTGCCCCGGAGGTCGAAAGAATTTATACCAAGTACGCAAGCTTACTGACCTAGGAGAAAACTCATGAATGAAGACCGCCAGATCGACTATGACAGCGTGGGAATGGACGAAGTCCATGTAGCCGTCGCTCCGGCTGAACTGTCGGCTGCGCTGGATGACGCACTGGAGCTGCAACCCATCTCCATCCGCCTGCAAAAGGACTTGCTCGACAACCTCAAGGCTTTGGCCAAGCTCAACGGACTGGGCTATCAGCCCCTCATCCGCCAGGTGCTGACCCGCTGGGTGGACTGTGAATTGAAGAGCATGCTGCGAGAGCGGGCATCTCAAGCGCGCCAAGAAGAGCCGCCAATGGCGACCGAGGCAGACGTAGAAATGCGCAAAGCCGCATAAGGAAATACCGCCAGACGACAAGCCCGCCCCGTGCGGGCTTTTTCATGGGCGAGAGGCGGCCTGCTACAATCCGCCCTTGGTGGGATTGCCTCACCAATTGCCTGCAGGCAACGCCGAACGCAACGGCACGTCGAACAAGAGCCCTCACGACGAGAAAAACAAAGAGAGCTTCCTGCATAGGATGTGCCGTAACGTGGGCCGCGTAAGTGCCCACGGCCAACACATAGCCCGCCATGAGCGGGCTTTTTCACGTCTGGGGCTACCATGCGCTTTCACCAAGGAGGCATCATGGGAAGGGCAATGACGATCCTGGCCATCATTGGCGTTCTGGCGGCCCTGTACTTCTCCTGGCGGTACGGGGTGTACTGAGCCTGGGCGAAAAAAAGTCGCCCTAAGGCGACCGCACAGGCAGAGCTACCGCTTACCCATAGATCTCACGCGCCATCACTGTATGGCGCAGAGCTGAAATCTGTTGCTGCTGTTCTTCCTCCTCCTTCTTGCCTGGAGGCGATGGCTTTTGCTGCTCTTGTGGCGGCGAGTTGCCGGCCATGGGGAACAGCATGTTCTTCGTGACTTCCCAGAAGGAAAGACTACCGATGGGGATGGCGCGTGTTGACATATAGACCTCCGGTCTAGGGTGGCAAGTCGGATCGACTACCTACGCTCACAGTACTCCGA